GGGTATTGTAAATGATTTAGAAGAAAACTATATTATAGATAAGGTTCTTATATTTAGTGGTTCTTTAGGTAATTTTAGAAAGCTAATAACAAAGAAGTATAAAGCTAATAGAACAAACCAACAGAAACCTCCTTTATTAAATGAAGTACACACATATGTAAAAGAGAAACATAATTCTATTTATGGTTATGGTGTAGAGACAGATGATATGGTTGCAAGGTACTGGTATGATTTATCACAAGAATTTGGGAGAGATGAGGTTATGATTGTTTCAATAGATAAAGACTACAAACAGTTTCCTTGCTTAATGTATAACTACCATTACAAACATAAAGTAGTTTATGACATTACAGAAGAAGAAGCTATATACAATTTCTATGAGCAAATGATAATAGGAGATACTGCTGACAATGTAAACTATTTTAAAGGTAAGGGCAAGAAGTTTGCAGAAAAGTATTTAGCAGAATGTAATAGTCATTACCAATACACTAAAAAAATGTATGCTTTATTTAAAGAAGTGCATAAAGGAAAAGCAAAACAAAGGTACATAGAGTGCTACAATTTATTAAAATTAAGAACAGATTAAACGAAAAGAAAATGAACGAGATTAAAATGTTAGAGACAATTAAAGAATACGTAAATAATTTATACGGATTAGACATTGAAAAGAACACAAGGAAAAGAGAGTATGTAGATGCAAGAACGTTGTATTATAAACTATGTAAAGATTTAACAAAATGTAGTTTAACTGCAATAGGTAATTCAGTAGGTAGAGACCACGCATCTGTGTTACACGCATTAAATAATACTATTCATTACATAGATGAAGAAGAAATAGTACAGGGTAACTTACACTTTGGTAATGCTAAAAACCTACCAAAACAATCTGCAGCATATTTAGAATACAAAAACAATGAGTTGCAAAAAGAATTAGAAAAGAAAGATGCAGTATTGAGATTGTTGCCAAAGTTAGAAGATATTTACGACAACTTAAATAACTTAACAGAAGAACAGAAACAAAAAGTAAATAGAAGAAACGAGATGCAGTTTGATACTATTGGTAGATGTTTAAATAGAGTAGAAGAAACAATAAAAGTAGAAACAGAATAAGATGAAAAACGATAAGCAATTAGATTATTTAAAAGTAGTATTATTAGGACAATTAACTATTGAAGCGATAGAAGATTTACAGAATACGAATAAGTACAAGCAGAACTTAAAAAATCAAGGCAACAAGTTTCTAAAGATGTTAGAGAATTATGTGCAAGATGACTACAATACAGTTTACTTAAACAACCAAGAGATGACCACAAACGTTTTAAGAAAGATTGGAACGTTAATAGATAAGATTAAAAACTCGGACATAGATGAGTTGGTAATGATTGATGCTATAATAGATAAATACATAGACAATCAAGAATGGTTTATGGAACACGCATCTGCTGACTTTTTAAAATTAGATTAAAATAATAAATAAACAACTATATACTAATATGCAATTAATAAATATTCAAGAGGTTAAACCTAACGAAAACAATCCAAGATTTATAAAGGATTACAAATTTAAGAAACTTGTAAAATCTATTAAAGAGTTTCCTGAAATGCTTAAATTAAGACCTATCGTAGTCAATAGCGATATGGTTGTGCTTGGTGGAAATATGAGGTTAAAAGCGTGTAAAGAAGCAGGACTTAAAGAAGTATGGGTATTGAAAGCTGATGAACTTACAGAACAACAACAAAGAGAATTTATAGTAAAAGATAATGTAGGCTTTGGAGAATGGGATTGGGATGTTTTAGGTAACGAATGGGATACACAACAGTTAGAAGATTGGGGATTAGAATTTATGCCATTTGAAGAAGAAGAAGTTTTAGAAGCTAAAGAAGATGATTTTGATGAAGCACCTCCAGAACAAGCTAAAACTGTTTTAGGAGATTTATATGAGATAGGAGAGCATAGGTTACTTTGTGGAGACAGTACAGACAGTGATACTGTTGATAAGCTAATGAATGGAGAGAAAGCAGATATGGTTTTTACTGACCCGCCTTATGGTAATGGTTCAAGTGGAAAATATGGTAGAGGTCAGTTAGGTGTTAGAACAATATTAAACGATGAAACTTTTAAAGTTGTTGATGATTTTTTTAATTTAAGAGTTTGTCAATCTTATGTATTCTTTTTACAATGGAGAACGTTTAAGGAAGCAATACAAACTTTAGAGAATAATAATTTAAAATTAAAAACTATTGCAGTTTGGGATAAGAAGAATGCTGGTTTAAATGGTGCAGGTGGAATGAGTGAGCAATGGGAAGCAATAATAGTAGCAGGAGATATTAAATATTCAAGATTTGGAGGTAATGTATTTAATGTAAGTAGAGAACAAAAGAAAAGAATAGATAGTCCACATCCACATCAAAAACCAATTCAATTATTAAGTGATGTTTTAGAGTATTTTCAAGATTACAAAAACTTGTTAGACCCTTTTAGTGGTAGTGGCTCAACAATGGTAGCAGCACACCAATTAAAAAGAAAATGTTACGGAATGGAATTAGACCCTAAATATTGTGATGTAATTATAAAAAGAATGATTAAATTAGACCCAACATTAAAAGTAAAAAGAAACGGAGTTATTTGTAATGACTTTGTAGAATAAAATTAATTTAAAAACTAAAACGTTCTTTATTTAATATAAGTATAGTTCAAAGTACTTATAAATCCAAAACAAAGTTTGTTAGTTCTTTGTTTTATTTTAATAAAATTATGAAAGAAAACCAAAACAGAACCGAACAACATAAGAAAGCAATACTTGAAGCATTAGAAAAATCTTTAGGTGTAGTCACTACTGCTTGTAAAAATGCAGGAGTAGGAAGAACACAGTTTTATACTTGGTTAAAGGAAGATGAAGAGTTTGCAACTAAAGTAAGGGATATTGAAAACATTGCTTTAGATTTTGTAGAAAGCCAATTGTTTAAGAACATAAAAGAGGGAAAGACTTCTGAAATGATATTCTATTTAAAGACAAAAGGAAAGAAAAGAGGTTACATAGAAAGACAAGAAATAACTGGAGCAGATGGAATGCCAAATAACTTTCAAATAGAAATAATAAAGCGTGAAGATAAAGACTAATGTAGTTTTTGAACATCTTTTAAAGTCAGATAAAAAGATAACAATAGAGCAGGGTGGTACAAGGTCAGGTAAGACTTATAACATTTTGCTTTATATTATTTTTAAATACTGTTTAGAGAATACTGGTAAGACAGTTACTATCTGTAGAAAAACATTTCCTGCAGTACGTTCTTCTGTTATGCGTGATTTTTTAGACATACTTAAACAGTACAAATCTTATTCAGAGGAGTTTCACAACAAGTCAAACCACGAATACAAACTAAACGGAAACTTAATTGAGTTTATATCTTTAGACCAACCACAAAAGGTAAGAGGTAGAAAAAGAAACTTATTATTTATAAATGAAGCCAATGAATTAGATTACGAAGATTGGCAACAGTTAGTGTTTCGTACAGAAGATAAAATAATAATTGACTTTAATCCATCAGATGAATACCATTGGTTATATGACAAGGTAATACCAAGAGATGATGCAGATTTTTACATTACTACTTATTTAGACAATATGTTTTTAAATAAAAGTATTGTAGAAGAAATAGAACGTTTAAAGGATACAGATGAAACGTATTGGCAAATATATGGTTTAGGTTTAAAGGGTATTTCTAAAGCTACTATATTTAATTATACAGAAGTAAACAAGATACCAGAAGATGCAGAGTTTATAAGCTATGGTGCAGATGCTGGATACTCCAATGACCCTACTACTTTAGTAAGTGTATATAAAAAAGACCACAACCTCTACATAAAAGAACATATTTACCAAACACAAATGACCACTTATGATATTGCTAACAAATGGAAACAGTTAGGAATACAAAGAGAAACAATATATTTTGATAGTGCAGAACCAAGATTAATCGAGGAGTTACGTAGAATGGGTTTTAACGTAAGACCAAGTTTAAAAGGCGCTGATAGTATCAACGCAGGAATAGACCTCTTAAAACGCTTTAAAATACATATAGAAAAAGATAGTCATAATTGCATACAAGAGTTTAGGAA